TCATCAGCATGGACAACTTGCGAAATGCTATGTCTTCTTTACGTCTCATAAATTAAAAATGATAATGGCATGTTGTTCCGATATAATATCCCTCATTTATGGCATCAATAATTCCATCTGTTAATTGAAGTTCCTTAACAGGCCAAGCATTATCAGACCATCCGCCTTCTGGTTCTTCTTTCTCAATGAGAGAAACCTCATAAGGAAAGCGAGTTATATACAATTCGTTTTCAATGGAAATTATAGTCCCAATAACATTGCCACCATCCTCCATCGGTAGTTTTATTTTATCCCCTATATCATATTTCGCTTTTTTCAATACTTTAGCGATATGTTCTTTTTTATTACAATGCTTCATGTACTCATCAATATCAATCATTGCTTGGTGCAATTTATTGGTTGTTCCTTTAGGTGGAGCAACAGAAGAGTTGGGCATGAGGTAATTATATAGTTCGATTAACGAAACAACATCATCAACAAGACGACTTTCCAACTTCTCGCGCCTGTCTATTTCTGTCAATAGTTTCTTTTTGCTGTTGAGTGTAGCATTTGTTACTGCCATGAAGATAAGTGCGCAAAGCCACATAGTCAGCAAACCTGCACATATACAAGCCCACCAAGGCCAGTTCGTTATACCGAAGAATAGGCCTCCGAACAATGCAGCAATTATTATTGAAAAACACCACTTATTCATTTTGTTTCTTTCTTTTATCAAACAACAAACATGAAAGCAAAACTAAATTTGCTAACAAAAGGAAAGTCCATGAAAGAAATTGAAACTCCAGCACCCATGCAAACAATGTAAAGCACATCGTTATGATAGCCTGTATTGCTATTATTTCTATTGGTCTAAATGCTGTTGGCATCGCTAACAATATAGAAACTAAAGGAAATACAGGCAAGTAAAAGACTAAAGACCAAAACAAGAGCCACCGATAACCATGCAATTCCCTTATTTCGTAACTTGAAACTTCATTGGAAAAATATGCACATATAAGCAGAATTGCTATTATAAAAAACAGCAATACCCCCACTCTTTTCTCAGCCCTTTTCGATAAAGTCATTTTCCCATCAGCACTTTAATCAAACGTTCTTTTTCCTCCAGCAATTTCTCCAGCATGATGACACGCTCCTGCAATACAGCGGAGTTATCACCCATAGTTACATTGCCAACGGCGTTGTTATTTCCGGCAATGGTATTATTTCCAGCGATAGAAACTCCACCGTGGTCTGCTATTGCCCTATTTGTTTCAGAACGAAACATTTCACCCATGCCCGACAACAACCATTCTGCCGAGACACCTTCACAATACTTGTAAAGTACCTCTGCATCAAAAGTATTTCTGCCCAGCCATTTACTCAATGTCTGCGGCGATACTCCAATCATAGTCGCAAATTTAGCCTTATTACCCTTTGTATAGTGGCGTATTAGGCTGTCGAGCATGTCCGTTTTGTTCATTACAAATGTTAATCAAATGTTAAAAATATAGCCAACTTGGAAAATAATTACCATTTTGTTTGGTAGATATAACCAAAATGGCTATCTTTGCATCGAATTTACGTCCTTTGCTGTGCAACTGGCTTGATTTCAGCCTGCAAAGGTAAACATTTTTAATTAAATAAACGAAAGAAAATGGCAAAATCTGAATTTCGCGTCGTTCGAGAAACGCAAGTTAACACTCCCGAAAGCCTTTTGACGGTTGAAAAGGGAGGAACGGTAACAGTATCGTGCAAGGACTTCTCGCCTTATAGCACGGTCAAGAGTGCAGCCACACGCCTTAACCAGCGTGCTGGCTTTGTTGAGTTTGAGATAACCACACCCGACAACGGTGCCACCATCGTAATCAAACGCAACTGATATGGCTACAAAGGCAAATCCCTACTGCGCTACGTGTCCCAAGGCTCACAACGGCATCAATGGACGCTACTGCAATGTGCTTCGCCGTTATGTCGAGTACGCCAAGGAACCAGCCTGTAATAAGTAAACTCCCTTAAACAATAAGAATATGGATAAGTATTTCAAAATCTACCGCAACTGGCGCGTTCACGTGCTGACAATACTGGTAATGGTCGCTATGTTCCTACTTCTCGGCGACTGCGACGACATGGGCTATCTCCTGTTGACGAAAGGGATAGGCTTCGGCGTTGCCTACATCATCTACCGTCTCGGCAAATACTGGAACGCCAAAGGAAAAATCAACGAGTTAATGGCACTTGCAGAAGAAGAATAACCATGAGTACCTATATCCAGTTTCCCGACAAGATGGTGTCCTACGACACGTTCATGGACGACCTTTCATCGCGTATCGTTCGCAAGATGCAACGCGCAGAGGCAGACCCTAAGACGGTCAGCCAACGAAAGGCTTACTCCATCTTCGGACGTGCTAATGTTGACCGCTGGCGCAAGGAGGGACGCATACACCCTTGCAAGCGTCCGGGGAAAGTGGAGTATTGCATGGCAGACTTACGACTTCTTCAGCAGACGCAACAAGATTACTTCAAACGCTAACCAATATGGACTACGCAATTTACAAGACTACCGACGGCAAGCACCCTCGCGTTATTCACCGCTTCACACAGGAGGCTTGCAACCACAAGGCAAAGGCTGCTGCGCGTGAAAAACTAAATGATATGTGGCTCCGCGTCCTCCAGCGTCCGATGCTCCATCACAACCCAAAAGGTACAAAGGACGATTTCCAGTACGACTATATGACAAGCGTGAACACCTCTGAGTGCATACGCTTCTACATCGCACCTTTCAAGAATAATCAATAACCATTTATGTTTAATTCCAAATTCTAAAAATTATGGCAAAAGAAATGCAACTTACCGTACAGGAGAGCCGTGAACTCCTGCTGAACCCTGCCTATCAAGCGCAGAAGACGTTCGAAATCCAACAGCGTATGGCAAACATGTACGTGCAATCAACCATCGTTCCGCAAGCCTATCGCGGCAACATCGGCAACTGTGTCATTGCTATCGACATGGCTCAACGTATGCAAGCCAATCCACTGATGGTTATGCAGAACCTCTACATCGTCAATGGAAACCCTGCATGGTCTTCCAAGTTCCTTATCTCCTGCATCAACATGAGCGGTCGTTTTACTCCGCTGCGTTACCAGTTCATCGGAAAACGCGGAACACAGCAATATGGTTGCCGTGCATACGCTTATGAGAAGTCAGACAAAGAACACAAGGAGGCTCTTTGTTCCGTATGGATAACAATGGAAATGGCAGACAAGGAGGGATGGACTAAGAAGTCCGGCTCCAAGTGGCTCACCATGCCCGACCAGATGCTTATCTATCGCGCTGCTGCTTTTTGGTCTCGCGCCTATGCTCCCGAAATCTCTATGGGCTTTCTTACCAAGGAAGAAGCAGAGGATGCCGTCTTTGAGGAAATCGTGGATGCACCTGTTATCACATCGTCACAGGGCGACGATATTCCCGAACCTCCAATTACCGATGCTCCAACCGATGAAAATGCAGGTACAGAACAAGCACCAGCACAGCCAGCCGCACAAGCTGCTGCGCCCTCTCCTGCCTCAAACACCAGTGAAAAGCCTGTCGATGCTATCACGGCTGCAATGCAAAAGCAACAGTCTTCACGCAAGACGAACTACAAAGCACCTGCGCCAGTAGAGACGGCAGACGGACAACGTGTTGACCCCGAAACAGGCGAACTGTTCGCACAGAAATAACCGAGTATCCCGGTGGGCAGGTGCGAAACACCGAGTAACATCTGCCCACATTTTCAAACTAACAGTCATGGAGAAAGTAACAATAACACTTGAAAGCAATGGGTGGAAAGTCCAACAGGGCGACAAGTACGCTGACACCCTCTGCTATGAAGAAATGCTTGGTGTCCTTATCTCTTTGACGATGCCTGAGCAACGCCCTTGCTTGCAATGGATGCGTACAAAGGAACAGCACGAAGCGTATATGAGAGCAATTTCAATCAATAACCATCAAAAGTAATTCAACTATGGCATTTCAAATCATAAGACCAGCAGACCGTCAAGGATGGCTGGCACAGCGTGAAAAGGGTATCGGCTCGTCAGAAGTCGGCACAATCCTCGGAGTGAACCCTTGGGAAACTCCTTATCAACTATGGCGACGCAAGAAAGGCTTGTCACCTCGCGTAGAGGAAAACGAAGCCATGCGAGCCGGACACATTCTTGAAAGCGCAGTCGCTACCTACTTCGAGGAAGAAAGCGGACGGCAGGTTATCAAGGCTTCTGAGGGCGACTGGCTCGCCGTCGATACCGAACGCGACTTCCTGCGCGTCTCTCCCGACCGCACATATTGGCTGGAGGGTAAGCACAGCAACGACAACAAAGGCATCCTTGAATGTAAGACTACTCAACTGGAGATTGACGAAACCGACGTGCCAAAG